AGGGAGCAACGACTACATCGTGGCGGTGCATCCATGGGTGGAGGGCAGCTTCCTTATCTTCATGCGCAATAGCATCTGGCTGGCTACCGTGAACCAGACCTACGATCCTTCAAGCGGCGACGGGTTGGTCTCGCGGCTGGATTTGCTAACCGACGAGATTGGTTGCTCGGCGCGGCGGTCCATCGCTACGGCCGGTCAGTATATTTATTTCCTTTCGGACGCCGGCGTCTACCGCCTCGATGCGCGCCTGGATCTTAAATTGAGGGGCGATACCAAGCCTCTTTCGGACGCCATCGCGGACCAGATCGCCCGCATTCCGAGCGATGGAGCTGAGAACGCCGTGGGCCTGTGGCACGACAACCGTTACTGGCTGGCGGCGCCGGTAGATGGCGCGGACCTCAACAATGCACTGTTCATTTACTCGGCGCTCAATGACCAGTGGGAAAGCATCGACAGCTATTCTTTTGGGGTCAGCAATCTAATCGTGGCGCAACGCAACGCGACCAGCCGCCGTCTGTTTGCCGCATCGTTGACCGGAAAACTGTTTTTGCTGGAAGACGTGGAGCGCGGAGATGATCCGCCGGATTCTACGCTGGGCATTGACTACTTCACGCCGGTTGGCGGTCGCCTCAAGACGCGCCGCTATGGATTCGGCACCATGGGCAGCAAGCGATTCGTGCGCGTGATGTCGGACGTAGTTCTGCCGAATACCGGATCAATCAAGGTCAACGCCTTGATGGTTAACCCTGACAAGGAAATCGAACTGGTGCCGGGAATGACCAACACGTCCGGTCTGGCTGAGGATTACACCCTCAAACAGCCGATCCGCCAAAAGGCGCACTACTGCGAAATTGAATTTGAAACCACCGCCGAACGACCGGAGATCCGCACGGTCGGCGTGGAGGCGGCCATGCCCAGCATGCCGCAAACCGAAACACGACATAGCGAATAATTATGGCAACACTAAGCAAGGGACACGTTTTCAGTGGGGGCGAAACCGTCACGGCGGCAAAGCTCAACGCGCTGGTCGATAGCGCAACGATCAGCAATATCGTCAACGCAGAGATCGACGCCTCGGCCGCCATCGCGCACACCAAGCTGGCCAGCATTACGGCCGGTCAGGTGCTTTTGGGCAATGCCAGCAATGTGCCGACCGCCACAGCGATCACCGGAGATGTGACGGTCAACAGCTCCGGCGTGACCGCTATTGGCTCTGGCGTGATTGTAGACGCCGACGTGTCTGCCTCGGCCGAAATCGCCGTGAGCAAGCTGGCCGATGGCGCGGCGCGGCAGCTTTTGCAGACGGACGCCGCCGGAACCGGAGTGGAGTGGACGGACAATGTGGACCTCCCCGGCACGCTGGATGTGACAGGAGCAGCCGTGCTTGACAGCACCTTAACGGTGGCGGGCGCCGCCACATTCAACGGCAACGTAACCATGGGCGATGCGGACGACATTGTGGTCAACACCGGCACCGGCACCAAGATCGGCACGGCGGTGGGGCAAAAGATTGGCTTTTGGAACGTGACGCCTGTGGTGCAGCCGGCCGCAGCAGGACAAGCAGCAGCAGCGGCGCAGACTCAGGACTCGCTGACAGACAGCACCGGAGGGACGGCCTCGACCACGCTGGCGGCTATCACGGCGGGCGCTGCCTATGCCCAAGCCGACCTAACCGCGATCAAAAATGCCATTGCCTCGCTGGCCTCGCAACTCGCCAAGATCCGCACGGACGTGGCCAACATTAAGACTTTGCAAGACGCCACGCGCACGGCGCTGGTCAACACGGGAATAATCAAGGGAGCAGCATAATATGGCAACAATCAACATCACACAGGGCTACTCATGGACCTCGGGCGAGGTGGTGACACCGGCCAAGATGAACTCGGCGGCGGCGCCGACCGCGGCCTTGGCGGCGGCATCTATCGTCAACGCCGACGTGTCGGCCACGGCGGCCATTGCAGGCAGCAAGATCACGCCGAACTTCGGTTCGCAGAATGTCGTGACTACTGGCACCGGCGGCATTGGCACGGCCACGCCCGCCGCTTCGGCCCAGCTCGAAGTCGCCAGCACAACCAAGGGTTTTCTCCCGCCGCGCCTGACCACGGCCGAGCGCGATGCCATTAGCTCCCCCGCTGCTGGACTTGTCCTTTACAATTCGACAACCAACAAACTGCAAGTGCGCACCAACGCGGCTTGGGCGGATCTGCACTAATGCTGCCATGGCAACGCGCAAAACACTGGTGGGACAACCACTCAACCCAAGACTTCTGGGAGCTTGTCGGCGAGCATCTGAGCAGCGGCTATGTATGGAACTCGCCGGAATGCTTCATGCTGGCCAAAGCCTGCCGGTGGAACGCGGAGGAGCAACAATTTGAACTCGGGGAAGCTAACTGCTGGTTCGTCACTCTGGCTGCTGGCGCTGTTGGCACAAACCCTGTGCGGGAGTGTCTGCGCGTGGCGCCGCATCCGCAGACCCATGTGGCATGGTGCCGCAGGGGGAGCTTTGAGCCGCGAGTCTACGACTGGAACAAACTAATTAGCAAAACAGGAGGATAATACTATGGGTGGAGGAAGACCGTCAGCACCAGCGCCGCAACCAGTGCCAGCCGCACCGGCGCCGATTGACTACGATAAAATGGCCGCAGCGAGCATTCGCGTGGCGCAAGCGCAAACCCGCGAAGAAGAAGCTGCAATCAAAAGGCTATACCCTGAGTATATCCGCATGCAGTTCGGCACGGCGGATCAACTCGCTGGCAAGCTGGACAACAAATACTTGGCCCGCTCGCGCGGCGTTATCGGCCAGGAGCTGGCAGCAGCGTCCGCGCCCAATGCCATCGAGGCGCAGCTACAGCGGGATGCGGAGTCAGAACTGGCCCTCGGTCGCTCGCTCTCACCGGAGCAGCAGCGGGAAGCGTCGCAGTCAGCGCGCGCGGCCTTTGCTGCTCGCGGCCTTGGAACCTCGATGGGTAGCAGCGCGGCGGAAATCCTCAACCGCGATGCCTATGGGCAGCAGCGTCTGGATGCGCGGCGTGGCTTTGCGGCTGGCGTGAACACAATGGATTTGGCCCGCCGCGAGCGACGTGTCGGACTAGCTGGCGCCTACATGGACATGGACCCCTACCGTCAGTCTATCGGGCCAGCGTTCCAGCTTGGCCTCGGCACGCTTGGCAATACGACCCAGCAGGTCAGCGGGATTTTTGGCAATTCGCTTCGCATGGGCGCCGGCGTCGAAACATTCAACACGAATATGGCCGCCAGCAACCGCAACGCCATCCTCAACAATAATGCCGCCATGCAGGCTGCGGCCATGCAGGCCGGTGCTTCGCAAAACGCGGGCATGATGGGCATGCTTGGCGGGATCGGTGGCGGTGTGGCCTCTGGCCTCGGATCGGTCGGTATGGGCATGGCTCTCGGCGGCGTTTCTTTCTAATGACCTACGAAGACAAAGTCTCCTACGCTCACCGGCTCATCGAGCAGTCGCTCGCCGAGTTTGGCAATCCGTGCATCGCCTGCTCTTTCGGCAAGGATAGCATGGTGGTGCTGGACTTGGTGCGGCGGCACCGTGATGACCTGCCGGTCGTGTTCCACCGCGAGCCTTGGCAGCCGCACAAGTATCGGTTCGCCGATGCGGTGATCCAGCACTACGGACTGCGCGTCTACGATTTCCCGCCCTCGGCCACGATGGTGCAGGACGGCGGCGGCGAGGTGGAGATCGCCGGATACTACCAGATCGGCGCCCGCTACAATATGCTGCCGACCGGCATCCGCGCCCCGAAGGACGGCGAGGACTTTGTCTGCGGACTTGCGGACATCTACCAGCGCCCGACCGGCACGTTCAACTGGCCGTGGGATGCGATGTTCCATGGCCACAAGGCGAGCGATACGGATGCCGTCTACGGCGACATCACGATCCGCACCGATGTGGCGCGCAATCTGGACAGCGCCAGCCTCGTCTTCCCCATCCGCCTCTTCACCGATGAGGACGTGTGGCGCTACATCGAGGAGAACAATTTGCCCATCCACCATGGCCGCTACGAGAAGGTCGG